TTGCCAATCCCGGACTCAACATAACAATCCACCCAGACAACATCCGCGCCGTTTTCAATGATCCTCCAGATGTAGTCATGACTGAGGTGCTCAATCGTTGGGTTACAACAATTTCAGCTGTTATTGGTACCAAAGAATGGCAAGCCTGTGGCGATGAATCAATTGATCTTGATGAGGACAAGCTGACATGGATGGCCATCGACATTTCGCCGGATCGTAGAAATGCTGCATTGGTGGCCGCTCAAAAGCTTGGATCGGAATCATTTGTTGTAAAGCTGTTGCACACATGGGAAAACACGATCCAGCTTGATGATCGCGCCATTGCCAATGATGCAGCTGCCTATTGCCGCAAATACCCCATTGAATACTTGCTTTACAGCCGTAGAACAACTGGAGCGATTGCGGCGCGTATGTTGCCAGCTGGCATCCCAATTTTTGACATGGACAGCTCGTATCCGCAAGCTTGCGATGAATTATTAGGCGCAATCAATTCAGGCCGTTTAAAGCATCGCAATCAAGCTGCATTGACAGAGCAAATGCTCTCAGCTGTGCAATTGCGCCGTGGTGATGGTGGTTGGGTTATTGGAAGGCGTGCGAGCCAAACGAGCGTTGCCGCTGCCGTAGCATCTGCATTAGTCACACACTTCGCGACACGCCCGGAAACAGAAATAGACATTTTAGTGGGTTGATGCTTGACATTTTGGGAAAATGCGTTCATGGGATTATTTGACCGAAAGCGCACAATTGAAACTGTCGCGCCTATTCGCGGTGCTGATGTAGCTGCACAAATTGGGCCAGCTCCTACGCTAGATGCTTTTTTTCCATTTGGCAGCGCGGATTATCTTGCAAGCCGCGAGGAAGCAATGTCTGTTCCCGCTATTGCTCGCGCACGAAACATGATTTGCAATTCTATTGCCACAATTCCAATGGTCACACGCGACAAAGCCACCGGCCAAATTGTTGAACAGCCTGTTGTAATTAACGAGCCGGATAAACGAGTGCCGGGTGCTGCATCATGGTGTTGGTCAGCGGAGGATTTATTATTTACAGGATTTTCTTATTTTTCTGTTCAGTCTGTTTTTGCAGACACGGGCCGCATTCGCGAGATGTGGCGTGTTGCTCCAAATCGCGTTGGCGTGTTTTTAAATTCAATTGGCACGCAAATTGAGTATTACACGGTTGATGGATTGCGTGTGCCAGATTTCGGGCCGGGAAGTCTAATTGTTTTTTACGGTAATGATGAAGGATTGTTAAATCGCGCTGGTCGTACAATTCGCGCAGGTGCAGAGCTTGAAAGAGCTGCTGCAATGTATGCACGCGAACCGGTTCCATCAATGGTGTTGAAATCTAACGGCACAGCATTGCCAGCTGATCGCATTGCAAAACTTCTAGATGCTTGGGCCGTAGCGCGCCGAAATCGCGGAACGGCTTTTTTAAATGCTGACATTACGATGGAGACTGTTGGCTTTACACCGGAGCAAATCGGCCTCAATGCCGCACGCGAAATAATTGCAACAGAACTGGCAAGAGCCGTGGGAATTCCGGCCTATTTTATTGATGCGCCGACTGGATCATCCATGACCTATCAAAACGCCCAGACGGCGCGTCAAACCTTGTTGGACTTTTCGCTTTTGCCGCTGATGAATAGCATTGCTGGCCGTTTATCAATGCCGGACTTTACGCCACAAACACAGCGCGTTGAATTCGATCTCAAGGCTTATTTGCGCGGATCGGAAAAAGAAAGAGCAGAAATTTACAAAATTCTTTTTGAAATTGGTGCAATTACCACCGAGGAAATCAGACAAATGGAGGACATGATCTCATGAAGCTAACAACCCCAATGCAAATCACGGCAGCTGATTCCGATTCACGGACAATCACCGGCCGCATTGTTGCGTTTAATGAGCAAGCAAATGCATCAACAGGCAAGGTTGTTTTTGCTCGTGGATCAATTCAGCCAGGTGATGTTTTTTTAAACCTTGAACATGACATCACTCGCAGAATTGGAAAAAGCATTGCGATGAGTGTTAATGACAAAGAAATGACAGCAACATTTAAAATTGCCAACACAACAGCTGGCAACGATGCGTTAATTGAAGCAATGGAAGGTTTACGCGATGGATTCTCAATTGAATTAGCCGTAGATGATTATGAAATGCAAAAAGACGGAACAATGAAAGTCAAAAATGGCCAGCTCGTAGGCGTTGCATTGGTCACGGAGCCAGCCGTGCGATCAGCCAGAGTGAGCGAAGTAGCCGCAAATCAAGATTCTGAAACTCAAGAAGGATCAGATACAACAAACCCAAATGAAGGAGACAAAGTGGAAAACACTACCGAACAAGCCGCTCCTGCCGTTGAACCGGTAGAAGCTCCAACAGTCGAACCTGTGCAGGCATCACGACCTGCGTACTACACATCACCACGATCACCAATCGTTAATAAGGTTTCGTACCTTGAGCATTACCTCAAGGCAACAATTTTGCATGATGAGGATTCCCGTCAGTATGTAAAGGCTGCCGATAACACAACATCAACAGCACCGGGCATGATTCCAACACCACAAAGCACACAGATTGTCAATGCATTGGCAAACGCTGATCGCGGAATGATCGATGCGCTAAGCCGTGAAACTCTTGTTGGCGAAGGCATGACATTTGAAATTCCGCGTGTCACAGGCGTTCCAACTGTTGCAAACATTGCAGAAAATGCAGCTGTTACAGAATCAAACCTGACAGCCACATTCTTGAGCGTTCCTGTTCAGAGCTTTAAAGGCCGTGCGATCAGTACGGTCGAGCTCATCGATAGATCACGGCCAGAGTACCTCACAGCTCTCCTCCAAAATCTTGAGTACGCTTACGCAAAAGTAACTGATGAATTTGCTGTCGGTACAATTGCGGCAGCTGGACAACAGACTGGTGTCAATGCAAACTCAGCAACAGGATTCTTAGGTTTCACATCTCAAGCTGCTGGTGCTGTTTATGGATCATCACTCGGATTTGCTCGCAACATTGTTGTGTCTCCCGGACAATGGACAAACATCATGGGTTACAACGACAACGGTGCACCACTTTACAATGCGGCACAACCATCAAATGCAGCCGGAAATGTGAGAGGCGATTCATTGCGCGGTGTAGTTTCACCGGGTCTTAACCTTTATGTTTCACGGTCAATTGGTAACGCTGGGCCAACAACATCAACCGGAGATTTCTCAATGGTTGTTGTCAATCCAGATGCATGGACATGGTACGAAAGCCCACGCTTCAACCTACGCACCAACATCAACAGCGATGGAACCATTGACATTCTTTATTATGGTTACGGCGCAATTGCTCCAAAGATTCCATTTGGTGCTTGCTGGAACCAGACCTGATCCGAATAAAAATCAAGAATCGGTAGCGGTCGCTCCCGAACGCTAACGATACGAAAGGAACCGAGATGCCTGCAATAGTTACAGCTTCACAGCTTCGACAAATTTTGGGTGTCTCGGTTTCCTTGTATTCGGATGCACAATTGGATTCTTTTATAGATTCCGCTGAACAAACCATTTTGCCTTTACTTACGCAATACCAATCATCGGTGACTTTTGCCAATGTGGATGAATCCGTCATTTATTTCACCACAATGCGGCCAAATTACTTTGTGCCGGGTCAATCTGTTGTTGTAACCGGGGCCGGAGCCTACAACGCGACCTACACAGTCACCGATGATCGTATTGAGCCATACACCTTTACAGCTGCAACAGCGGCGGCTGATCGTGACTATCCATTGCCGTTTATTCCTAACGCATTGGCTACATTATCCGGTGGATCAGCCGCATCACTTTATGCAAACACGCCACCAATTGAGAACGCCATTTTGGTTGTATCGGTTGAGATTTTTCAGAGCATCACAGCTCCCGGCAATCAGATCATGTCAGACAATTTTCAGCCATCACCATTTATTTTAGGCCGGAGTCTCAGCAACAGAGTAATAGGCCTCTTAGGTCCGTTTTTAGATGTCGAAACAATGTGCCAATGACCATTGAATCCGACATCCGCACACCATTGCAAACCGCACTTTCAACCATAGCGGCCAATGTCTATAACGGAATTCCAGAGACAATGACAAGTCCAAGTATTTGTTTAATACCAGATTCACCGTATCTTGAAAGTGTTTTGATCAATGGCGCAACTACGAAAGTAAGAATAAATTTAACTGTGACAGGCGTTGTTGGTTATTCTAATAATGCCGCAGCTTTGGACAATCTTGAACAATTGATGATTGACATCATCAGCACAATGCCGAACGGTTATGTTGTCGGCGATGTAAACGCACCTCAATCATTGGAAGTCGGCGCGGGCAAATACCTCGTGGCAGATTTACAAGTCAGCACCTATTACACCAACTAAGGAGAAATCATGCCAACAACAATCATCACCGGCAGAGACATCACATTCACCATTGATGGTGATGATTTTGATGCTCAAGCCACATCAGCAACATTAACTGTTGATTCAACAATCAACACCTATCAAACACTCGATGGCAAGGCGTATTTTACAACAGACACTCAAGGCTCATTTGCTGTCGAAATGCTCGCAGATTGGGGCGCAGCTTCATCATTGTGCGAAGCACTTTGGACATCTGCAACAAGCGCACCAAATACCGGATTGCCGGTTGTATTTGTGGCAGACACAGGCGCATCATTTGCTTTTGATGTTCAGCCAATCTTGCCATCTGCTGGCGGTACAGCACCAGATGCACAAACTGTCTCACTTGCCTTTACCTGTGTGACAACACCAGTCTTGACAATCAGCTAATAGAAAAGGAATCGGGAGCAAATGAAACTACCAATCACGATTGAATACACGGATGGCAATGCGGAAACCTACATTGCACATCCGGCAGAATGGGCAAAATGGGAAAACAAGACTGGCAACACGATTGGACAAGCTCAAGACAAAATGGGCGTGTCCGATCTGTTGTTTCTTGCTTACCACGCAATGAAAAGAGAGATGGCCGGCAAACCAGTCAAGCCATTTGAGATTTGGTGCGAAACTGTCAGCGACATAGTTGTTGGTGATGCAAACCCAAAAGTTACACAGCCGGAAGCATAAATAGGATTTTATGGGAGGTGGCCATCGCAAGCGGCCAACCGATCAGCGAATTCAAAACAGCTGAGGATTTATTAACGGTTATTGAGATTATGGAGAGGCGCAATGGCTAGTAAATCATCCAGAGACACCGGCACATTTTCTTTTGCCGTTGAGCCTTTAGAATTGAAAAATCTATTTTCGCTTTTGTCAGCCTTGCCAAAAGAGGTTCAAGGCGAGGTACGCGATTCAGCTCAGCTCATGTCAAAACGGCTTGCCGGTCAGCTCATTCAATTTGGCCTTTTGTCTAGGACACCACAGGCAAAATTGGTTGTTCAATCCATTACCACGCCACGCGATCGATTGATCCGCGTTGACATTGGTGGCACAAAGCGCGTTGGCCGAAAGTATGGTGGCAAAACAACAAAAGGCGGCAAGCGCACCAATCAACAATCAGCTCAAGCTGGAGCTTTAATGTGGGGATCAGAATACGGCTCACATCCGGGCATTGACAGGCGCGGCCGTAAATACACCAACAGATTTAAAGTGGCGGCCAATCCCGGCGGTTATTGGATAACGCCGGCTGTTGATTTTTACACGCCGGTGGTTGCTAAGGAATACATCGCAATGGTTCAAACACTTATTAGATCGAATGGACTTGAATGATGGCAAAAATTCCAAAGGTCACGGTCACTTTTGATGCCGATCTAGATTCACTCAAAAAAGGCGTTAAGAGTGCAACAACCGAGGTTGATTCATTTAGTGATCGCGTAAGCGACTTTGGCAAAAAGGCAGCCTTGGCATTTGCCGCAGCTGGAGCTGCCATTGGTGCATTTGCGATTGCCTCTGTCAAAGCCGCAGCCGAGGATGAAACCGGGCAACGCAAGCTTGAGGAAACAATCCGCAACACAACAAGTGCAACAGCTGCACAGATTGCCGGCATTGATAAATATGTGACGGCACAAAGCATTGCCACCGCAACCACCGATGATGTAATTCGTCCAGCCTTGTCTCGCCTATTGCGGGCAACTGGAGATTTGACCAAAGCGCAGGAATTGCTCACATTAAGCCAAGAAATTTCTGTGGCAACAGGCAAGCCTTTAGAAGCTGTAACCAATGCTATTGGAAAAGCCTTTGAAGGTTCAAATACTTCGCTGAGCAAATTAGGTATTGGAATAGATGCTGCAACTCTCAAAACATTAACATTTGATGAGACACAAAAATTGCTCAACAAGACATTTGATGGGTTTATTGAAAATCAATCAACCACGGCCGCTTTTAAATTTCAGCAAATTAGTATTGCGGTCAATGAATCAAAAGAAGCAATAGGCGCAGCTTTATTGCCGGTAGTAAAAGAATTGGCAGACTTTATTCTTATTTCAGTCGTTCCGGCTATTGATGCTTTTATTCTTGGATTGACTGGCCAAGATGGTTTATCTGATGGACTAACTGACTCACAACAAAAAGCTGTTGAATTTGGCAAAAAGGTTAGATCAGTAATTGACACGGTTGTTGATCTTAAAGATGAGCTTTTAATTGTTGCCGGGGTGATTGCTACAATTTTTGTTGCCAATAAGATTGCCGCTGGCGTGACAGCGACAATTGCGTTGATTAAGCAGATTACGGCGGCTTATGTTGCTGTGCGAAATACAGCATTGGCAGCTGCCATTGCATCGCGTTTTGCGGTCAATCCATTTCTTGGTTTAGCTACGGCAGCCGGTATTGCAGCTGCAATCTACGCAGCCACAAAGATTTTTGATGGTCAAGATTCTATGGATGCCCCATCTACCGGATCAATTCCACTTGCCTCGGGTTTTGGGCCGGGAGCTTCCAGCAAAGGCGGAGGTACTACCGGCGGAGGTACTACCGGCGGTGGTACTACCGGCGGAGGTACTACCGGCGGTGCAAATCCAATCGTAATTGATCCATCAATTGCAGCTGCATCAAAAAAGGCTCAAGAAGCCTCGGCAAAACTTAATGAGGTTTTGAATCGGGCATCGGGAATAGTTAGTAACGAATTAAATGCTGGGTCTTTTGATTCTGGTCTATCAGGAACACAGAGTCTTGCCGCAATAAACGCCATTTCAAATCGACCATTTGCCTTTGGAACATCGGGTGTTAATACAAACACATTGGCCGGAATTATGGCAGCTTCAGCTCAACCATCGGTGACAATCAATGTCAATGCCCCATCAATTATTGATGAGGAAGGCTTTACGCGAGCAATGAATAACGCTCAAAACAACAGTTTTTTTAGAGGTACTGGTGGCGCAACTAATTTAGTGGGAATTTAGTATGACAATTTTCAATCCAATTTGGCGAGTCACAATTGGCGGCGTGCAATACACAACAGCCATTTTGGCCAACCTAACAATAACCAGCGGCCGAACAAACATCTATGAGCAAGCACAGGCCGGATACACAAATCTTGAACTTATTAACCTTGATCAATCAAATGTCACAATTGAGATCAATGATTCTTTGACTATTGAGCTGCAAGATTCCACAGCGACTTATGTGCCGATCTTTGGCGGCTCGGTTGTTGATGTAGGCATCTCGGTGGCCGAGGTTGGCTCGGTAAACTAC